AGTTTATTACTGGAGCTACTGCGTTTTACTTACGATTTAGAGAGCAATATAAGTTACGCCAGCAGATTAAAAAGCAATTCCAAAAGTATTTATCGCCTGAAATGATAGAAGAACTTCAAAAACACCCAGAAAAATTAAAACTTGGTGGAGATAGGAAAGAACTTTCTTTCCTTTTTGCAGACATTGTTGGTTTTACTCCAATTAGTGAAGCGTATATGAAAAATGATGATCCAGAAGGCTTAGTATTGCTAATCAATAGGTTTTTAGATGGTATGTCTAAGATTGTACTTGCGAATGGTGGAACCATAGACAAATTTATGGGAGATTGTTTGATGGCTTGGTGGGGAGCGCCTTTAGATTGCCCTAATCACGCAGAAATGGCTTTAAAATCAGCTATGGAAATAGAATTATTAACTGAACAAATGAATAAAGACATTAAAGAAGAAGGATTAGATTTACCACCAGTAGTCATTGGTACAGGATTGAATACAGGACAATGTATTGTAGGTAATATGGGTTCTGAAGAACGATTTGATTATTCAGTAGTAGGAGATGCTGTTAATTTAGCAGCTAGACTAGAAGTTCAAACCCGAACTTATGACACGCCAATCTTAATGTCTGAATTTACTAAAAACCAAATAACTTGTAAGTCTCATTTTATTGATGAAATCAATGTGAAAGGTAAAGAAATTCCAGTTAAGATATACGCACCACTTTTTGACAAAGATACAGTTGTAAGAAAATTAAAGAAAAACCTTTAAATATACACGCTGTAAAAACTTACACAAATATGTTAAAGTTGCCAGAATAATAAATAAAATGGACAAATAGAATGAGTAAAGTATTAGTTGGTGTTATTTTAATCATGTCATTAGGCGGTTATTATCTTTGGAATGAGAATGCTAAGTTGCAATCATTGAATCAAGCATTTGAATTAAGAGATCAAGAACAAGCTGAAACTATTGCTACACTACAAAGTGATTTTAGTGAACAAACAGAAGGTCTTTTGGCAATACAAGCGCGTAGCAATGAAATACAGCAAGAAATGAACAGTTATTTAGATGTTTTTAGAAGGCATAGCTTAACAAAGTTAGCCACCGCAAAACCTAATTTAATTGAAACAAGAGCGAACAAAGGAACTAAAAATGTATTTGACAGCATTGAAGAAGATTCTAGGGTACTCGATAATCTTGACGATGGTTTGCAGTTGCAGCCTGTATCAAAGGATTCTACCTAAGAAAGAACCAGAAGTTAGAATAATAACCAAAGCTGTTGAAAAAGTTATTGTTCAGCCAATTATGCCAAGGGCAATAGACCTGAAAGAACCGCATTGGTATGTTGTTAGCAGTAAAAATATAGATGAATTTCTAGTAAAAGTAGAAAAAGAGCAAGGACAACTTGTTTTTTTCGCCATGAGTGTGCCTGATTACGAATTAATGGCATATAACATGCAAGAATTAAAGAGATATATCAATGAAATGCAAGAAATTATTGTTTATTATCGAAAAGTTACTCAAAAAAATGGAGAAAAAGATGAAAATTAGTCAAGAAGGCATTGAATTAATCAAAAAGTTTGAAGGTTGTCGCACAGAAAGCTATAGATGTGCTGCTAATGTGCCAACTTTAGGTTATGGGCATACAGCTAACGTAAAGGATGGCGATAGTTGTACAAAAGATGAGGCAGAATCTATGTTAGCTGATGATTTAGTTGAATTTGAAGATTATGTTAATGAACTGGTTACTGTGGAACTTACACCCAGTCAATTTGATGCTCTGGTTGCGTTTACTTTCAATTTAGGACCAAAAAACTTAGGCGAATCTACACTTTTGCGTTTATTGAACCTAGAAAAATACGATGAAATACCAGCACAATTTAAACGCTGGAACAAGGCTTCTGGAAAGGTGTTGGATGGTTTGATTCGTAGACGCTTGGCTGAATCTTTATTATTTCAAGGAAAAGAATGGCATGATGTGTAAATCCATTTATACTACTCTCAGGCAGTTCTCCATTTCTGCTTAGGGCGTGGTTGACCAAATATTGTCACTATCTAGCAACCACGCCTGACTATTAATTATGCAAAATGTTTCTATAAAAGATTTTGATATCCTTTCTCAAGCTGAAAAAGATGAAGCATTGTCTTTGCTCAATCGTTATGAACAAATTGACAAACAAGCTGAGTGTCACACTGATTTTCTAAAGTTTGTTAAATATATGTGGGGTGATACTTTCATTATGGGAAGGCATCACAAAATAATTGCAGAAAAATTTAATCGTATAGCCACAGGTAAATTAAAAAGATTAATAGTTTGTTTACCACCCAGACATTCAAAATCTGAGTTTGCCAGTACTTATTTACCAGCTTGGATGATGGGTCTAAATGGTGCATTAAAAATAATACAATGTACGCATACCGCTGAATTGGCTGTGCGTTTTGGTCGTAAAGTCAGAAATTTGATTGATAGTGAGGATTTCAAACAGATTTTTCCTAATTTAAGGCTACAAGCTGACAACAAATCCGCTGGTAGATGGACAACAAACCAAGAAGGTGAGTCATTTTATGCTGGTGTTGGTGGTGCAATTACAGGTCGTGGCGCCGACCTATTAATCATTGATGACCCGCATTCTGAGCAAGATGCTTTGAGTCCAAAATCTATGGACACAGCTTATGAATGGTATACATCAGGTCCAAGACAACGATTACAACCCGGCGGGATTATAATTATTGTAATGACACGCTGGTCTACCAAAGATTTGGTGGGTAGATTGTTAAAAAAACAAAGTGATGAATATGCAGATAAATGGGAAGTAATTGAATTTCCAGCAATAATGCCAGAAACTGACAATCCTTTGTGGGGTGAATATTGGAAAAAAGAAGAACTTTTAAGTGTAAAAGCATCATTGCCAGTAGCTAAATGGAATGCCCAATGGATGCAAAATCCTACAGCTGAAGAAGGAAGCATAGTTAAACGCGAGTGGTGGAAAGAATGGGTGGGAGAAAAAGTACCAGCTTACAATTATGTTATTCAGAGCTACGATACTGCTTTTTCAAAGAAAGAAACTGCTGATTATTCAGCCATCACCACTTGGGCAATTTTTGAACATGTTGATGATGGACAACCTAATATCATTTTATTAGACGCAAAAAGGGTCAGAGTTGACTTTCCTGAGTTGAAAAGATTAGCATGGGATGAATATAAATATTGGGAGCCTGATTGTGTTTTAATAGAAGCGAAAGCATCAGGAACACCTTTGACACAAGAATTAAGGAGAATGGGCATACCAGTTACTGCATACAGTCCAAGTAGAGGTCAAGATAAAGTAGCAAGAATGAACAGTGTTGCGCCCATCTTTGAGTCAGGAATGGTGTGGCTACCAGATGAACCTTTTGCAGATGAAGTGAGAGAAGAATGTGCTTCATTTCCATATGGAGATCACGATGATTATGTGGATAGCATGACCATGGCATTAATGAGGTTTAGGCAAGGTGGTTTTTTATCATTACACGCAGATTACCAAGATGAGGTCAAACTGTTAAAAAAGAACAGAACAGTATATTATTAGTATGAAGATTTGGATTACATCATTTACTTATCAGGATAAAGAATATGCTGGACCTAATGTTTTTGCTTCTTCAAAAAAGAAAGCACAATTATTGTGCAATATTCAAGGCTTGACACTTGAAGGCGAATTAACAGGGCTAGAAGAAGATTTATTTTACCTTGATGCGTTAGAAACAGACGAAAATACAGTATATCACTAGGAATTAATATGGCAGTTGAGCGAGTTTTAGGCACAGAAAATGACCCAGATATTATAGAAACTGGCAGTGAAATTGAAGTAATACCAGAGCAAACCCGCGAGGAACAAATTAGCGAAGCTGCCAATATCTTAGTTTCAGAAGAAGGTATTTTTACTGAAGATGAAATGAACCAAGAGATGGAAGAATCTGATAATCCAGACGATTTTTACGCAAATATAGCAGAAAATTTAGAAGCTAGTGACCTAACTAGGTTATCTAGTGACCTTATAGATTCTATTCAAGGTGATTTAGAATCACGCTCTGAATGGGAAAAAACATACACAGATGGATTAAAATATCTTGGTATGAAGTTTGATGAAACACGTTCACAACCCTTCCAAGGTTCTTCAGGTGTTGTTCACCCTATTTTAGCTGAAGCAGTAACTCAATTCCAAGCTCAGGCATATAAGGAATTGTTACCAGCAAAAGGACCTGTTAAGACTCAAATTATTGGTATGCGAACTGCTGAAACTGAAAGTCAAGCTGATCGCGTTCAAGAATTTATGAATTATTACATTATGAATGTAATGAAAGAATATGATCCTGAATTAGATCAAATGTTGTTTTATTTACCATTAGCTGGCTCTGCTTTCAAAAAAATCTATTTTGATTCTTCATTAAAACGTGCTGTAAGTAAGTTTATTCCACCTGAAGATTTGATTGTTCCTTATGAAGCACCTGATATGTCAACAGCTGAACGTATTACGCATGTTATCAGTATGTCGCGTAATGAAATTAAAAAACAACAATTATCTGGATTTTATGCAGATATTGAAATTCCAGATGATTCATATACTGATATTGATGATGTACAAGAAGAAATTGACTCAATACAAGGAGTTTCGCCTTCATATACAGAAGATAGAAATCGCACTATTTATGAAGTGCATACTATTTTGGATATCGAGGGCTATGAAGATTTAGATGCAGAAGGAGAGCCAACTGGATTAAAATTACCTTATATTGTTACTTTGGATGAATCAGCCAATAAAGTTTTAGCTATACGCAGAAACTATAGCCCTGAAGATCCAGATAAAAACAAAATTAATTATTTTGTGCAATACAAGTTCTTACCCGGATTAGGTTTCTATGGTCTAGGTCTGTCACACATGATTGGTGGATTATCGAAAGCATCAACATCTATTTTAAGACAACTCATTGATGCTGGAACTTTAAGTAACTTACCAGCTGGCTTTAAAGCCAGAGGTATGCGTATAAGAGATGAAGCAGAACCACTACAACCGGGTGAATTTAGAGACATAGATACTACTGGTGGTTCATTAAGAGAAAACTTAATCCCATTGCCAATCAAAGAGCCAAGCAATGTTTTAATGCAATTACTTGGCTTATTAATAGATTCTGGTAAACGATTTGCTTCTATTTCTGATATGAATATTGGCGATATGAACCAAGCAATGCCGGTAGGTACTACTGTTGCATTACTTGAACGTGGCACTAAAGTGATGTCTGCAATTCACAAAAGATTGCATTATAGCCAGCGTCTTGAGTTTAATTTGTTAGCGACAGTCTTTAGTGAATTCCTACCGCCAACTTATGACTATGATACAGGCACAGCACCTAGAGAAATCAAACAAACAGATTTTGATAGCAGAGTTGACATAGTACCTGTCAGTGATCCTAATATATTTAGCCAAAGCCAACGTATTACTTTGGCGCAAGAATTATTGCAAATGGTTCAATCTAACCCAGATATACATGGACCATTAGGTATTTATGAAGCCTACAAAAGAATGTATGGTGCTTTAGGTATTGATAATGTAGAAAGTTTATTACAACCACCACCAGATATGACTCCAAAACCAGTTGATGCTGGACTAGAAAACAGTGGATTTTTGTTAGGACAACCAGCACAAGCATTTCCACAACAAAACCATGAAGCACACATACAAGCTCATGCAAGTTTGTTTCAGACAGGTGTAGTGCAAGAAAACCCGCAAATCCAATCTTTAATCATTGCGCATGTGATGCAACATTTACAATTCTTATCTGGTCAAGTTGCTTCAGAGCAAATGCCACCAGAAATGCAACAAAGGATTGGTGCGTTACAACAACAAATGCAACAAGTTCCACCAGAACAAGCTCAACAATTACAGCAAGAATTACAAATGATGATGGATCAAATGTCATCGCCAATTTTGGCTGAATTAACAAATAATTTCTTAGCGACAATACAAACAACCAATCAAACTGACCCATTAGTTGCTATTCGCCAACAAGAGTTGGCATTAAAAGATAAAGAAATTGATATTGACCAAGAAAAATTTGCTGCCAAGCAACAATCAAATCAACAAGAAACAATGATAGATGCTGATTTGGCAAGACAAAGATTAGATGTTTCAAAAACAATTGCAGATGAAAAATTGCAATTGGGATTCGATAGATTAAAACAACAAGCCGATTTAAAATTATTAGAACTAGAACAAAAATTTAGGAGACAGTAATGGTATCTTCCATCAGATTAAAAGAAATTGAACAATTAAAATCACAGAAAAAAATTGACAGAGCGAAAGAAGCAGAAGAATTTGCTCAAGCTGAAGCTGAAAGAATAGCAGAAAAGGAAGCGTCAGATAAACGAATTGCTAAAAAAATGGCAATTATAGCATCTGGTGGAGTAGTTCCTAATCCAAAACCAGTTGTAATTAAAAAAGAACCTGTAGCAGTAGAAGAACCTGTAGCAGTAGAAGAACCTAAAAAGAAAGTAGCTAAAAAGAAAGTAGCTAAAAAGAAAGTAGCTAAAAAGAAAGTAGCTAAGAAAAAATAATGGATATTATAGATATATTGACAGATTTGCATAAAGAGCTTGATTTCCAATTGAGCGAAATACAAACCATCTACATGAGTGGCTCATTGCGTGACATGGAACAACATAAGTTCTTGCAAGGTCAGCTATTACAGATATATAATATGCAAGAGTTTATATCTAACTATAAAAAATTGGAAGAATAGGTAAATAAATGGAAAAAAATAAAATGGAACTAGCATCTGCTTGGGTTGACCCTGACGAGGTTGTATTAGACCCAACAAAATTAGACGCAACAGCGTTAGAAAGAATCCCGCAACCAACTGGTTGGAAAATTTTAGTCCTACCTTATCGTGGTAAGACTAAAACTAAAGGCGGGATAGTATTAACAAAAGACACCATTGACAGAGAAAGTTTAGCTACAGTTGTAGCTTATGTAGTAAAGACTGGCTCTCTCTGTTACAGTGATAAGAAGAAATATGGCGAACCTTGGTGTAAGAAAGGTGATTGGGTTTTAATTGGGAGATATGCTGGCGCAAGGTTTAAATTAGATGATGGAGCTGAAGTCAGAATAATTAACGATGATGAAGTCATTGCAACCATTAAAAACCCCGACGACATAGTGAGCTTATAATATGATTGAAACAAACGAACAAATCCAAGAAGAAGAACCGCAAATTGCAATTGTGGATGATATTGTTGATGAAAAAACAGTTGAGTCTGATGCTGAGTTAGACAAATATACTAAAAATGTCAGTAAGCGCATCAACACACTAAACCAAAGAAATAAAGAAGTTGAACAACGCGCTCTTAATGCTGAAAGATTATTAGCTCAAAAACACGCTGAAAATCAACAGTTATTAAATCAAACACAACATTTATCTAGTAATATTTTGGTTGCTGAAGAACAGTCAATTAATGCAAAAGAAGCGCAAGCTGATGAACTGTATAAGAAAGCAGTTACTTCAGGTGACGCTGAATTAATGTCTAAAGCTGATACTTTGAAAAGTGATCTTTCAATTCAAAAAGAAAAATTAAGAGTTGCTAAAAATAGACAACAACAACAACCTGTACAGCAACAAGTACAACAACAGCCTGTACAACAACAGCCTGTACAGCAAGAAGTGCAACCAACTCCACAAGCAAAAGACTGGGCAAGTAAAAATACTTGGTATGGCGATCAAAGCAACCAAACCAACACAGAAGCCACGCAATATGCTTACTTTCAACACTTTAATTTGGTTAACGAAGGATTTGAAGCAGATTCAGATGATTACTATGATGCTTTAAACAAACGAGTTTTTAAGGTTTATCCTGATTTGGATAAAGCTGAAAAAAATGCTGAAACAAACGATGCTCAACCCGCTGTGCAAAGAGTGGCATCTACTTCCATGGGGAGTCGGCAAAAAACACAAGCAAAAAAGAATGGCGTAACTTTCAGTAAGTCTGAAATAAATCGCCTCAAAGGACTCAAGCCACACAATATGTCTGAAAAAGATTGGTTGCAAAGAGTCGCAAAAGAGAAACAAAAAATTTCTCAAAGAGAGGTACTATAATGTCAGGCTTAGAAGATTTAGCTAAACACACCCGTGAATCCGAGACCCACGATAAACAAGCTCGTAGAAAACCATGGCAGCCACAAGATAAACTTGGAACTCCCCCACCACCAGAAGGTTATGAATATCGCTGGATAAGGGAGTCAATTTTAGGTGTAGAAGATGCTAATAACATCAGTTATCGTTTGCGAGAAGGTTGGGAATTTGTTCAAGGTTCTGAACTTCCAGCAGATTGGAAACTTCCTACACTTGGAACTGATCGAGGAAGATTAGCTGGCGTGGTTCACAACGAAGGTCTTGTTTTGGCGAAGCTGCCACTTGAGACTGTCAATGAGCGCAGACAATATTACGAAGATAAGAATCGAAGAAATAATCAAGCATTGGATAACACCATGTTTAATGATGCGAATAAAGACAGTCGCTATGTGAAGTATGACTCAAAACGAGACTCCCAAGTTACTTTTGGTAAAAACAAAGGTAATTAATATTATTTACAGGAGTTATAAAAATGGCGAATAAAGACGCTGCTTTTGGTTGTAAACCTGTTCGTATGATGGGCGGTGCGCCCTATTCTGGCGGTCAAAGTCGTTACAGAATAGCAAGTGGAGCTACTACACCAATTTACACTGGAGATCTTGTCACGCAATTGACAGCTGGTGTTTTGGGTAGACATGCTGCTACTGGTACTGTTCCTATCGTGGGTGTGTTTTCTGGAGTTCAGTACACAGACCCAACTACGGGTGAACAAGTCTATAAAGCGTATTACCCCGGCAGCATTGCTGCTAGTGATATAATAGCTAACGTAGTTGATGATCCCAATGTTGTTTTTGAAGTTCAAGCTGATGCTGCTTTGCCAGTAGCAGACTTGTTCGGAAATTTCGATATTGTGGATGCGTCAGACGTAGGCGATGAATATTCTGGAAGATCAAACACAGAACTTGATGTGACAACTGGAGCTACTACAGCTACATTGCCATTGAAAGCGATTGATATTTCTCAGGATCCTTTAAACTCAGACGTAGGGTCTGCCAACACCAACTGCCTTTGTGTGATTCAAAACCACATAATGGGTCAGAAAGGTGCGGGTCTAGCATAGGAGCATAATATGGCTATTTCTAGAGCGCAGCTCGCAAAAGAGCTCGAGCCCGGTTTGAATAGTTTGTTTGGGTTGGAATACGACCAACATGGTCAGGAATACAGTGAAATATTTTCTATGGAAGATTCTTCAAAAGCATTTGAAGAAGAAGTTCTTATCGTAGGATTTGGCGCTGCACCTGATAAATCAGAAGGTCAATCAGTATCATTTGACAACGCAAGTGAAAGCTATACATCACGTTATACTCATAACACTGTTGCATTAGCATTCGCACTTACCGAAGAAGCTATAGAAGATAATTTATACGACTCGCTCGGCAAGCGTTACACTAAAGCATTGGCACGTTCAATGGCACACAGCAAAGAAGTTACAGCTGCTGCTGTTTTGAACAATGCGTTTAGTTCCAGTTATACAGGCGGAGATGGTGTTAGCTTAATCAACACAGCTCATCCTTTGGCTGGTGGTGGTACAGATGCAAACAGAGCATCATCAATGGCAGATTTAAACGAAACTTCGTTAGAAGCTGCCTTGGTAGACCTAGCAACTTTCACTGATGACAGAGGACTTAACATAAGTGTTATGGCTTCTAAATTAATCATTCCACCACAATTAATATTTGTAGCGGATAGATTAATGTCAAGTGCTGGTAGAACAGGAACTGCTGATAATGATATCAATGCAATTAAAAACACTGGTATGTTATCAGGCGGTAGCGTGGTCAATCATCATCTAACAGATACTGACGCGTGGTTCTTAACCACTTCAGTGACTGATCAAGGTGAAGGTCTGAAAGGTTTCCAAAGATCAGCAATGTCAACAAGCATGGAACCTGAGTTCTCAACAGGCAATATCCGATATAAAGCCCGAGAGCGGTATAGTTTCGGTTGGAGCAATTGGAGAGGACTTTACGGATCTCAGGGTGCGTAAAACCTTTATAAATCAAAGGTTTACATAACTTTGTTAGATTAACAGCTTAACTGTTATAGAAAGGGTGCGAAAGCACCCTTTTTTTATGCCTAAAATAAATGTAAATTAATTGTATAAATAGTTGTACTTTTTTATACATATGTTAATATATGTATGTGGATAGTATTTTAAATAACAAAAAGGAACAAGATATGAGTCAATACAG